TTGTGTTTGGTTAGGTCTTTAATAATACCAAACTGCCTATAATCGTTTTGGACATCAACACCGTGGTTCTTCTCATTATTTATAGTAGAGGTAAACATCAAAGTATCAGCAAATAACTCCCTAACAGGGTCACTTCCATGGCCTCCTGTTGGAGACATAATAGCTGAAACATTAGCATTAGAGCCATTACCGGTAATAGTTACATTAGCATATGTGTAACCTATACCTGGTGTTGTAACAGTAATATAATTGATAGTGTTATTGTATAATACGACGTTACCACCAAAATACTGTCCGTCCCCGGTTACTGTAACGTTAGCGTATGAATACCCGCTACCTGCATTGGCTACTCTGAATGCGTGAATACCACCGTTAACTGCTGATAATTCAACTACGGTTTGTAAAGTATCAAGATCGTCTACCGAAAGATTGGCGTATGCGTTTGCACCTGTACCAGTAGCACTTGAGAAAGATATATCCAAATGGGTATAACCTGAACCTCTTTCTTCAATAATAATATCTTCTATCTCTCCATATGCATTTACAAATGGTGTTAGAACTACCCCTGTACCATCACCGATGGTAGAAATTGTGGTACTAATATTAGAGCTATAACCTAAACCCTCATCTTCTATCAACACACTGTGAATTGACCCATTAACGAGTACGGGTGTAAGGACAGCAGACGTTGCAAAATTTAAATTAGCAGTAGCGTTAGAAGAAGGCTGGCTATTACCAGTCGTAGCAATTGTAATAGTTGTATTGGCTCTTGCAGCAGTTGAATAACCATAACCTTTGTTAGTCAATGTCACACCAACTATTGCATTACTGGTACTGTATACAATATTTGCATACGCGCTTGAGGTGGGTTGAGAGGAACCAGTTGTTGTAATTGTAGCTCTGGTATTATTTCTAACCGCTGTCGTATAGCCTGCACCGGTGTTATAAATGTTTACATTACTAATATTATTATAATGACTAAAACCTGCACCTAAAGAATCATTAATGACAATTCTTGCAGATTTATAATTTGCACCAGCATCATCAATAAGAACTTTGAGAAACTCCCCCTGAGTATTAAACACCGGTCTTACGTTAGCAATAGAATTACCTGCACCACCGGCAAACTCACCTACAACTGATAGCGTAACAAAAGCATTACCGTTATAATTAGACCCCGCATAATCAATTACTATACTACTTACTTCACCTCTGGAATAGTATGCATTAGTAACCGCTCTCTGTACCGGCATGTAATCCATTGTGAGAAAACGATTTTGTGAAGATAAAGGTATAGTATACATGTACTTCCAGACATACCCGTCCGAAGTACTTGTCATTGTTATGTCTTGCCCTGTAGGCTCTTCAGTAGACGCTGCACCATTATTATTAAATATGCATTTATAAACACCATATGTGCTTGTTAATACATAAAAAATTGCATCCTTGAGACTAGTAGCTCCAGAAGGTGCAGGACTTGTTGTATTGTAATTACCATCGAATTGATCGTATACTGTATTAGGAGTCCAATCTATTCTCGGGACAACGTATGAAACATCTCTTAAATTAATCTTCTTAACACTCAGAATACCATTACGAGTAAAGCGCTCGTAATCTTGCGTGACTTCTGGAACACCCGGGTTAAGAGGGTTATCCCACTCTAATATGTTACCAATAAAATAGTAATAATTAGCTCTACGAGATAAGAATTCATTATAGACCGAATCCACCAAAGAGCGGTGAATTGTGTCCTTTAAGAGAAAAGCCATATTATGCTACAGTAACGTTCCAAGTAACAACGACTGTATCACCAGCGGCCTTAGAAACTGTACTAAATGTTGTACGGCACAATAAGTTACCAGAAGATGCTGCATTTAAAATGCCAGCCTCGGCAAGGGATCCAGTACCGGTACCGGCTGGGAAAGTAGCAATGTAGGTAAGGGTATTTGCAGAACGGGTAGAAGAGTCTAGTACAACACGGCCAACCTCACCTCCAAGTGCTGTTTGAGAAGTAGCGGCTGCATTTGCAGAAGTACCAACAGCCATATGACTCATAACGGCTAATGTATTACCTAGTAGTCTTGCAGCAATAACATCCTTACCAACTGCTACTACTAAATTATCGACTTTTCTATAGTCTTTCTTAATACCGTTTTCATCTAGAAGCAATACTTCTAGATTACCTTTAACTTTTACTGATTCTGTGAACATGTTTTATTCCTCTAAAGAAGTTCTATGTTATATTTATAAGGGCTGATTAGAAAGTAAGTACTGTACTACCAACATAAGTTTCTGCAAAATACCCTGATGCACCTATTGCATCCGTGTAGTTCAACAGTACTCCGCTACCACTATCCGTAAGTGTAATGATACTGTCTGTATTATCAATTAATTTACCAAAGTTTTGTGTAAGTGATTCTGTAATACTTACATTCGAATCATCAATAACTGTTTTATTAATATTAAACGTTAAAGATTCAGTTGCATTAACACTATCTGTAAAAGCTTCAAGATACAAAACTATATCAAAACTATCAGATGGGGTAATATTATCGCTGAAGTATTTACCTAAAGCTATTGTTGCAGAATCTGAAGCAAATACATTATCTGTACCTAAGTTTTTATATAAAGCAACTAGTCTATTATCTAGGATATTAAATGTACTGTTAAATTGCATAAAGACATTTTTTCTTGTCTCTACGGTTATATTTGCACTAATATTTGCAGTAGTAGAAATTACCCTGTTAACAAACATATTAGTACCAGCCTGATGTACTAACTTTTTAACTATATCATAAAATACGCTAATATCTAATTCAGATTCAATTTGATATGCAAAAGGCTGATAAAGATCACCGTCTTGTAATCTTATGTCTGGTTCAGATACAAAACCTTGAGTAGAAGTATATTCCCCAGGATATCTAGCAATTGCCCCTGTATTAAAACTAATAATTGCGTTGTTAGGATCTTCTGCACCTACCACGGTAACAGATGTTAAAGCTTGCGATTCAACACTACCTTGAGCTAATAAGAAGCCTGTAAACGTTGAATCAAGAACGTAATCGGTATCAAAATATCTATCAGGGGAAGAACCACTGACGTACTTGACCATCTCAAAAGTTTCTTCAAATCCACCGCCTGTGGTGGAAAAGCTTAATGCTTGTGCGGCTACACCTAGAGAATTAGTAAGCGTAACGGTTATATCATCTGTAAAATTATATCCATAATTTAATATCTTTAAAGCTTCAATAGAGCCTGATGGTGATACCTTGGTAATTCTAACTAAGGTATCTACAGCCCCGCTTACTGATACATTAAAGATCTGACCAGCTCTAAAACCAGCCCCGGGTTTAATTATTGACCACCCTACTGTTGTTGGCTTTACTATACCAGTAAAAATCACATCAGTACTGTTACTAACAGCTACCTCTTCATTAATTGTAAAAGGTACGTTTATCTTGCTTTTATAAAAAATTTCATATAGGTTGGTTGACAGGTCTTTGACCCTTACGACTTCAACAGTATAATTAATATTGTTTTTTGTAAAAGTTAAAAATCTATCTTTTATGTCTGCAGTACTACCGTAGGTTTTTAAGACCCGTATAGATGCGCGAAGACTCCACTTACCGTCGGACGGTCTTAAAACAAAATCGTATGGGTGTCTTGTGGTAGCTGCTGTATCATAAAGAACTTTAAATAGTGTTTCAATTGATAATGAACTACCTTTGGCGGCATATAAGTCTTTTACCCTTTTAATTAAAAGAGATTTATTAACTTGTAAGCTATAAGGAAGATCTTTTGCATAATTTGTAATAAAATAATTTACAAATGAGTCTGCTGTTTGATCAATGTCACTGTACTGACGAGAATTTTGAACTAATTCAAGAGCGCCTTGATCTTGCTCTAAGAATTTATAATAGTATTCTAGAAATGCAACAAAGGTAGTATTATCAGTCCTGATAAATTCAGGAAGCTGACTACTAATAAGTTTAGATACTTTTTCAGTAATTCTAGTTGTTGACATATTAAACTAATGAGGTGACAACAATATTTGTACCAGCAATAAGGCCACTGACCTTGTTTGTAGTAGTATCGTCTTGTACTAGAATTTCATCTTTTGATATAGAAAGATTATAATTAGACTCTTGAATACTTGCAGTAATCCGAATATCTGTTGCACCAGATGTAATACCGACAGGGGTAATACTTGTAATGCTAATTATTCCATTTCCATAATCTATAGTACCGATATTATTTGAAACTACAGACCCTGTTGTAGTATTAATTAATCTCAAAACCCCACTACCGGTATCACTCGGTGGTGTATCATTCGGAAGATCGGTAATTTTAACCAGTGTAGATACACCATTAACTGAAGTGTAGTAATAGCTTGAGAGTACCGAACCAGGCTTGATAGGATTTCTATACTTAATTGCTGTACTACCTGTAAAGACGTTTGTTGTGTTTAATGTAGGTATAATTCTTTTTTGAATCTTTAAATTTAAAAGTACATTAGTAATAGAACTATGACTTGCTTGAATTAAATTTGTAAGTTTATAATGATTAAAGTTTTTATTAAATTTTTGAAGCTCAGTAGAAAAATAATTTGTGATAGCTGTATTTGCCAATGCTTTAATCTGTTCAGCAGAAAGTGTAGTGATTGAAGAATTATAAACAATGTTAGCTCCGATACCAACATATAAGTAAGTTGGGTCCACAAATACGGGCGTTACAGTTATAGACTTTCTGGATTTTAAAATAGTATCCATAATTGTTTGCTTGGTAGAGTCTGAGATTGTATAACCAGAATACGGTTTCAAAGATATCATTACTTTACCGTAATAAGGAGGATCATTATCCTCACCACCCCAAACAGATATAGATTCAGCACCAGTATAATTAGCAGATATTAATGCTTCATAATCATCTGCTGTTACCGCTCTATTTTTTGATGCATTTACCCGTGGGGCATTAAATTTTATAGATGTAATACTCTCAGCATCCGAACCACCTGTTGAATTGCTATTTACTGTAGTTACAATACTACTTG